GGACTGTTGTAGATGGTGGTGTTACTTGGACTGCAATTAGTAGCGTTTATCAAGAGCTACAGAAGCTAAATCCATCAGCAATTATTGAACTATTTGACTTGAAACTAAAAGAAGGAATACACTATGCAACGGGTAATCCTGATAGCGTTACAACCACGCAAAGATTTCATGCAGGAACAAGCTTAAATTCAAATGGGGAGGTTGTTTGGCAAGGAAATTCTTATACTCGTTTACCTATAGAGGCATCAGGCTTTTCTTACCAATCAGGTCAAGTTCCAAGACCAGGATTAACAATTAGTAATGGATTATCTGCTATGACAGCAATACTACAAACGGCAAATGAAACAACGCCTGGGAATGATTTAGCAGGAGCAGAATTGATTAGGATAAGGACATTGGCACGATATTTAGATGCCGCTAATTTTTCAGGAGGTAGTAATCCTTTAGGGACACCAGATCCTTATGCTGAGTTTCCTAGAGAGACATGGATAGTGGATAGGAAAGCAACTGAATCAAGAGAAGTAGTCTCCTTTGAATTAAGTGCTTCTCTGGATTTACAAGGAGTTCGTGGGCCAAAAAGACAATGTTTACGATCTGAATTTCCTGGTGTTGGGACGTTCTTCGCATGAAGTGGAAAGAAGCTGCGTTACTTCACGCAAAGGAGGCAGATCCCAAAGAGTCTGTTGGTTTAGTTGTATTAATAAAGGGGAAAGAGCATTACAAGCGTTGCAGCAATATTGCTGACGAGCCAACAACAACTTTTTTATTAGATCCTGATGACTATGCAAAATGGTCAGATAAAGGAACGATTATGTCTATTGTTCATTCTCATCCTGTTACTTATCCAACGCCAAGTAAAGCAGATTTAATTAGTTGTGAGGCAAGTAAATTGCCTTGGCATATTGTTAATCCAAATACTGAAACATGGGGAGAATGTGAACCCAATGGATACAAAGCACCTTTATTGGGAAGACCTTGGTGTTGGGGTGTTTCTGATTGTTGGACTTTAGTAAGAGATTGGTATAAAGAGGAATTAAGTATTGTTTTAAAAGATTGGGAACGACCTAGAACACCTACTGATTTTCTAAGAAATCCATTATTTGAATCTTTATCAGCCGAAACAGGTTTTAGAGAATTAAGACCAGAAGAAGGATTTGAAAAGGGAGATGTTCTACTTATGTCTATGATGCACCCAGGATTAAACCATGTCGGAGTCTACATTCCTCAACAAAAAGTGTTGCATCACTGTACTGGGAGACTAAGTACAGAAGACTTATTAGACGAATGGCTCCTAAAATGTACTGGTAAGAGGTATCGTTATGCTCCGCAAAGTTAAACTCTATGGCCCGTTAGCTGACTTCGTGGTGGAACGTGGCGGTCAAGAAACGATGGAAGCTGATATAAGTACACCTGCTGAAGCAATTAGATTTTTGGTTGCTAATTGGCCTGATCTGCAAGGTCACATGGCAGAGCAATATTATAAAATAAGCACTGGAAATTTCGAGGTAGAGCAGGAGGAGTTACATTATCCAGCAAGTAATGAAGTTAAAATTGTTCCTGTAATCGGAGGAGCAGGAGGTAATACAGGACGAATTATTTTAGGAGCAGCATTAATAGCAGCCGCTATTGCAATGCCAGCAAGTGCCGCAGCAACATCAGGTGCTTTTGCAGGATTTGGTTCGACAGCAGGAGCAGGTTGGGTTACAAAAGCTTTGGTTCAAGTAGGAGCATCTTTAGTCCTTGGTGGAATAGCAGGGATGCTTACACCTGTTCCTAAAAAACCAGAATACGAACAAGATCCAAAATTGTCTTATTCATTTGGAGGGGTGCAGAACACAACAAGAGCAGGAACTCCTGTACCAATAATTTATGGAGAAATCTTTACTGGATCGGTCATAATTAGTGCAGCAATTGACACTGAGCAGGTTGTGGCATGACTAAACAAATAAGAGGGTCTGGTGGCGCACCTAAACGTCCTCCTGCCCCCGTTAGAGAACCCGATACTCTTGACTCAAGGCAATTTGCAACGATCCAAGATCTAGTCTCTGAGGGCGAAATTGAAGGGTTTCCTTCTGCTAAGGCTTATACAAGAGATACAACTAATTACGATAATGCTGCTTTAAAAGATATTTATTTTGATAAAACTCCAGTTCTAGATGCAAATGCAGATGTAACTAATCTTCAAGATTCTGATTACAACTTTAAAGATGTTGAGTTTACTCCTCGTTATGGAACATCAAATCAGGACTATATAACAGGGTTAAAAGATAGCGTTGCAAGTCCTACGAATGTAGGAGTTACTGTTACTCAATCTGGTGGTGGTGTTAGTAGACAGATACAGGCAGCAGGTGGTGGTGCTGACGATCCAGATGCAGTAAGAGTGACTCTAACTTGGCCTCAAATACAGAAAGCAGAAGATGACGGAGACTTGAGAGGATCAAGTGTTTCCTTAAAAATACAGATTAAATACAACGGAGAATCTAGTTATACAGATTTAATTACTGACACTGTTACAGGAAGGACGGGAGATGCTTATCAAAAAGATTATTTAGTTAATTTAGATCACACAAAAAATAGCGGTAATGCTTTCCCTCTTGATATTAAAGTTGTCAGAACAACAGCAGATAGCGGAGATGAATCGCTAAAGGATTCTTTTACTTGGACAAGTTTTACAACTGTTATTGATGAAAAACAAAGATATTTAAACTCTGCTTATTTTGCACTTAGGGTTGATAGTAAGCAATTTTCAAGTATCCCTCAAAGGTCATATCGTTTAAGGGGAGTAAAGATAAGACTACCCAATAACGCAAGTGTAGACTCAAATACTGGAAGAGTTACTTATTCTGGAGCATGGAACGGAACTTTTGGAGCTGCTCAATGGTGCAGTTGCCCAAGCTGGATACTTTACGATTTATTATGTTCGCAACGCTACGGATTTGGAGAACAAATACTAACTGATGCGGAAAAAAGTAGTTTCAATGGCAATGCTTCTAGGCTTGATAAATTTTCTTTTTACGCTGCAAGTGTTTATGCCAATGAACTTGTAAGTGACGGATTTGGAGGTCAAGAAGCAAGATTTAGTTGTAATGTTTCTATTCAAACTCCAACAGAAGCATTTGATTTAATTAATGAATTAGCAGGTGTAATGAGATGTATGCCTTTCTGGGGTGCAGGATCAATAACATTATCTCAGGATAAGCCAACTACAACTTCTTACTTATTTAATTTATCTAATGTTAGTCCTGAAGGATTTACATATAGCGGTACAAGTTTAAAAACTAGACATACGGTTTTTGTAGTCAGTTATTTCAATATGGACTCTATTGATATTGATTATGAGACTTATGAAGATACTGCAAATGTAACAAAATGGGGATCAATTATAAAGCAAGTTAAAGCATTTGCTTGTACTTCTAGGGGACAAGCTCAACGTCTTGGAAAATATTTAGCATTTACAGAGCAAAGAGAATCAGAAGTTATCACGTTTAAGACATCAATAAATAGTGGAACGATTGTGAGGCCAGGAATGGTAATCAGTGTAATAGATCCTGTTAGAAGTGGAATTAGAAGAGGAGGTAGAATTTCTGCTGCGTCAACAACTGTTATTACTGTTGATAATGAGGATGCAACCGATTTATCTATTACAGGCGATGCAAAGTTAAGTGTTATTTTGCCTGATGGATTAACAGAAATAAGGAACGTAAATAGTAAATCTGGGGCGGCAATAACAGTTGCTAGTGCTTATAGCCAAGCTCCAGCAGTAGGAAGTATTTGGTTGTTAGAAAATAACACTGTAGAAGCAGAAGAATGGAGAATACTATCTGTTGCAGAAGAAGACGAAGGAGCTAATTATGTCATTACAGCTTCTCCGTATATTGAAGGCAAATATGCAAATATTGAGTCAGGAATTACTTTACCTGCAAGAAATGTTTCTGTATTAAATGCACCAGCGACACCTCCTGCTGATCTTGGTGCAGAGGAAAAAATTGTTGTTATAAATGGTAAAGCAGTACCGAAAATAATTGTTAGCTGGAAGCCTTCAGTTGGAATTATTCAGTATCAATTACAGTACAGATTTGAAAAAGGAACTTGGTACACATTTACAGTTGCAAGTTCTTCTTTTGAAATAGAAAACAGCCAAATTGGTGAATATGAATTTAAAGTTGCTGCTTTTAATATCAATTTATCTCCTTCTAATTTAACAAGTGATCTTACGTTTAATGCTGTTGGTAAAACTACTTTGCCAAGTAATGTTGCCAATCTTTCTTTTGAAGGAATTAATACAAACTCAGCACGATTGACATGGGACAAAGCAACTGATGTTGACGTTCTTCATGGAGGACGAGTTCATATAAGACATTCTTCTTTAACAAATGGAACTGGAACGTGGTCTAACTCAACTGATCTAATTAATTCATTAGCAGGGAACAGTACTCAAGCAGTCGTACCTTTAATGACTGGAGAATACATTGCGAAGTTTGCTGATGATACTGGTAATTTTAGTGACGGGGAAACCAGCATTATTATTACGGCTCCTGCTGTTGATGAATTATTAGTTGGATTGCAGCAAAGGGAGGATACAGGTAATTTCCCTGGAACGAAAACAAATACAGTTTATGATGCTACTTATGATGCTTTGAAGCTTACAGACCCATCTGCTAATGCAACAGGTACTTATGAGTTCCAAAATGCTTTAGACCTTGGAGCTATTTTCAATATTGACCTTGAAAGAGTGTTTGCAACTAGAGGTTTATATCCTTCAGATTTAATTGATAGTAGGACAGATTTAATAGATACTTGGACAGATTTTGACGGAACGATACCAGACAAAGTTAATGCTGTTTTAAAGGTTTCAACTTCTGACGATGCTTCTAGTTATGGCCCTTTTGCTCCCTTTGCTAATGGAACCTTTAGAGGCAGAGGTTTTAAATTTAAATCAACCTTGTCCACAACAGATGTAGCTCAAAATATTCTTGTAGATCAGCTTGGTTTTCAGCTTAAATTTACAAGAAGGACAGAGCAGTCTACGGCTGCAATAGCTAGTGGCACTAGCGGTAGCGGCAAAGATATTACATTTGGTAAGTCTTTCTTCACTGGAACGTCTGTTGTAGGAGGAAGTACAACCGCATATCTTCCTAGCATTGGGATTACTGCTTACAATATGGCTTCAGGAGATTATTTTGCAGTTTCGAGTGTGACAGGAACAGGCTTCACCGTTATTTTTAAGAACAGTTCAAACAGCGTAATTGATAGGAATTTTTCTTATACGGCTGTAGGATTTGGTCGTGGCAGTTAAACTAATGAAAAAGGTAGCAAGTAAATGACAGTCCATGATCTAGTTATTGCAAACGCTTCGGGGTCGGCTGTAAGAACTGACCTTAATGCTGCTTTGGCTGCAATAGGTTCAAACTCTAGTAATTCCAGTGCTATTACAGGTGCAAATAGTTATCCATATCAGTGGCAAGTAAGAACAGACGTTAATAAGTTATACATGCGAGATGCTTCTACTAATACGACTTGGCATGAGGTCGGAGATGTAGGAGTAGCAAATTTAGGATTAGCAAAATTAGCCAGTCCAACATTTACAGGTGTCGTAGAAATAGCAAATGGAACAAACGGCGCACCATCTATAGCGTTTGATTCAGATACAGATACAGGTTTATACAGATCAGGGTCTAATATTTTAGGACTTTCAGCAGGTGGAACGGCTTCTCATTTATTTAAGTCAGATGGAAGCGAACCACAAGTACCTTTAAAAGCAACAAATGGAAGTGTGTCAGCACCTTCTTTAACTTTTGCTTCTGATACGAATTTAGGGTTATACAGATCGGCAGCAGATACCTTATCTGTCACAACAGGAGGAACAGAAAGAGCTTATTTTAATAGCAATGGTTTAAATATCAAAGGACAACTTGATCTTCGTTTATACGATTCTGATAGTTCTAATTATGCAGCGATTCAAGCACCTTCAAATATTGGCTCGAATTTTACTTTAACCCTCCCTTCAGATAATGGTAATGCAAACGATATTTTGAAGTCTGACGGTTCGGGGGGATTATCATTTGTTGCTATTTCAAGCTTAATCACGGATATTAGTGGTGCTGAAGTTACTACTTATACATCTAGTGCAACA